AAAGTCACAGCAGAAAGCTCGCCTGTTTAATATGAGTTTTGGCTCAGCGATGTTGCTGGAACGGAATGTTTTTGGCTTGCGTCAGAGAATGGAGAGGGGTAGAACCATACGTATAGGAATGAAATGGTGGCATGGTGGGGCTGAAGAAATAATCAAGATATTGAATGGAGGTGATCCTAATATGATGTACTCTGATGGAGATTTCATAAAGTTTGATTTTGGCATACATAGAGTGTTAATGGAGATGTATTGTGCTACTGCTGGGATTTATTTTAATTGGAAAGGCAAAGATAGGAGGCCTTACGAGAGATTGTTGCAGGCCACCATGACGTATTTGACACTCAGGATTACTCATATTTTCGGTACGGAGTGGCGCGCCATTATCGGACAGATGCCTTCGGGAGCGTACTGTACTAGTCACGGCGACTCGTGGATCTTAGCGTTTTTATTTTGGCTTTTTATCGTTTGGACAAAGACGAATTATCCGGAGTCGAGATCTCGGATAGAGGAGTGTTCAATGCTTTATATAATAATGATCTTAGTGTATGGAGATGATCACATAATGGGAAATCCCCGCGATTTGGGCCATTTGATTAACGAGAACCAGTTTGCCAAGTTTGTTGCGAGGTTTTTTGACATGCGAATCAAGGATATGCGGTCTGATGTTCCTCTTCTTAGTGTACCAGATGAGCATGGCGGTATGAAGACTGCGGGAATTGTCTTTTTAAAGAGGTATATTGTTACCAAGCCGAGTCATTTCAAAGGTGATTATGATATGCCTGAGTATTACCCTTATCGCCCTATCACGGCGTATTGCCATAAATTAGCCTTTTCAAATTCCGGAGGGGAAAAATCAGAGTACGATTTTTTGCTGTCATGTATTGGTAATGCCTACGATACCATGGGTACTAACCAAACCGCTTATGAGTTTATACGGTTTGTTTATAGCTACGTGCTCTTCAAATTGGACATTACGAGTAAAAAAATCTACGAGCACTATACTGAAAGAATGACTGATGCCCACGAACGTGATTTGACTAGAATAATGAGAAAGTGTGGAATTACAGCGAGTGAGATAAAGATGGGCTTTCCTACTATGGAAAAGCTGGAGTCGATGCATATTCGACGTCCAGGATATCACAATATTTCGGATAGAACTAATGATTCTTCCGTTTTCTGAATGCTATAAGATGTTAGCA